TTCCTTACGGACCATATACGACACAAGATCAGAAGTGAACTTGGGATCGAATTGTCCAAGCGGATACTTTTTGTTGCCGTTTTCATCCTCATCGTCCCAATGAGGCGGACGATCCTCTTCTTTTTTGCTATCTTCAGCGGGAGTTGGTTCGTTATTATAAGGAATTTTTTTGGACTCTTCTAACTTCAGACGCTCTTCAAGAAGCCGCTCAAGTTCGAGCCGCTTTCGCTGTTCTTCCCTAAACTTAGCGTTTAGTTCTCGAATGCGCTTTTCGGCCCGACTTTCCTTCTTGATAGGCGGAGTTTCTTCGTTGTCCGATTCTGCATCGTCAACAGAATCTTCAACGGGGGTTTCTTCGTTGTTATCAGAGTCTGAAACGTTGTCTTCGTTGGTCTCTTCTACTACCGGCTTTTTATCGGGAGCCTTGCCCGGAGAGAAGAACTCGGCCTCAAATTCGTCAAGGCTTTGTTCTTCGGTAGTGTCGATATCAACGGATTCAACGGGAGGAGTGTTATCTTCGTTCATACTAAGGTTACGGTCCTTTACCGAATTTGCCACGCCTTTTACTGCGACTGGGCCCCGCCGGAAGGCTGGCTTGTTTTACCAGCGGGAGTCGGGTTATTCTGAGCGACCATCTTACGAATGTCGAGGTCGTCGGCTTTTGCCGCTCCTTCGAGAATCATTTTGATGGCTTTGAGATTTGTTTCAGTAGCGTCTACCTGATTGTCAGACAGCGCTCGAATACGCTGCGTTTCAGCGTTGTAAGCTTGAATTAGCAGTTCGGCCCGCTTGTCTCTAAGCTGCTGCATAAGCTCAATGTTCTGCGCCTGAAGCTGCTGTAGCTGCATTTGAATTTCTTGAAGCTGTTCCGGAGTAATTCCAATGCCTCCTTCGTCTTCATCGAGGAATTGCGGTGGAATGGTCTTTTTGAGTCGCTTCGCCAGCTTGTCTGCTCCGGGCCAGTCTTGAGCCTTGGCAACAAGGTCACCAGCAACCGACATAAGCTGAGGCCAAACTTGAATAGCTTCCATCATAGCTTGTGCCGCTTCGACCCTCTTAGTGGTGTAAGAAGGACCCGTAGAAAGGGCAACGTCAAACTTACCAACTGACATATCGATTGCGTTTGGGTCGTAGGGGTCGTTAAGCTTGATGAATTTAATCCGCTCATCTTCCCCAATGCCACGAACAATTCGTTTGCCGTCATAGATTTGAGGAAGAAGCTGATTAATAACGTCACCAGCTTCAAGGATTGCTGCGTTGCCGTTATCGTGGAATTGGAGATTCGCTACGTCGCCTTCGCGTTGGCGAGCTAGAATTGCCCGCCCAGAAGTTTCATTGCTACGGATACCCAACGAAGCATCGTGAATACCCGTTACATCCTTCATGTCTTGGGTATTGATGGCGGCTTCGTTAAGAAGCGCTGCTTCGATTCCCGGAGGCTGCACAGGAATAACGTTCTGGCCAAACACCGCCTCATCATTAAAGATGAGAAGGGGATCGCGCTTAGTGTGCGCCTCACGAAGCTCGTTTTCGCGCCCTTCAACCGCACTAGCCGTGACCATCCACTTAGCTTTTGGCGCATAACCAAGCTGCTCTGCAGCCACCGAGCGGAAATAGTTTTTCATCCGAACGGCGTCTTTCATCCACCGAACCAAGCCATAACGGATGCGGCGACCACCAACATTGGTAATGCGCCCGGACATGCGGATGATTGGAAGGCGATTCAGTTTATATTCGTAGGGTCCGTCGAGAATCTGAAAGCCCGTGCAAAGGTGCATCTGGGCGTAAGTAACCCATGAGATTCGGGTCTTTACGGGGTAACCGTTTTCTTGAATGATTTGTTCGTAGTTGTCGTTATCGAGAATAAAGACCTTACCATTCTCAAAAAGGCCTAGCAACTTTTTACGCTCGATGAGCCGCCAATATTCCGTGACTTGATACGAATCGTGATCGACCCAAGTAGTTCCTTTTAGTCGCTCGATCATTGTATCGTCTTGAAGAGCCGCTTCCGGAGTGTCGTTACCGTATTTGGCCTTAAACTCCTCAATAGGGATTCGATCATTCACAAACACCCTACGGGCGTCTCGGCCGGTAATATCCGTAGAAAAACGGTCCCAAACTACAGAGAAGCAGTCATCAATTGGGCGGATAAAGATGTCTTGGTCGAATACATCGTCCCGAGCATATTCAACACAAACACGAAAAGCCCCGTCCCCGCATTGGATAAGGCTTTCAAACGCATTGGCATATACTCGGTCAGCGCGGCTTTGGGCTTCAATTGCGCGAATTAGGTCGCCTCGAATTTCGGCAATAGAGGCGTCCTCTTCGTTACAAGGAAGAACTTTGATTGCCTTGCGAGCTTGAAGCCAATCGCCAACTACTTGGGCAGTAAACTGTGGAATGTTGTTGATTACAAGACAAGGAAGGCCTTTGCGCTCTTGTAGGACTTGTGGGTCCCATTGTTCACCTGCCGCAAATTTCTTATCCTCGATCCCTTCTTCTCGGTTATGGCGATCATATTCTACGTCAGCCTCGTATTGGCGACGCATATCCTCAAGAAAACTTTCTACACTATCGAAACCTTCAGGAACATAATCTTTTTGAATTACGGATTGATGATGAAGACGGTCGAGAATAGTCCCCTCTTCCTTTTCTCCGTTCTTTCGTTCCTTGATTTCTCGGGTAATTGATTCCATAATTAGTTAGCCATCCATGCTGTTGAGGGCTTGATAGTATCAATCCAAGGTTGGGGAACAGGGCCTTTATAGGTAATCGAAGTCGTTTTGGCCTTTCGAGTGGGTCGACCTGCAATCTTTTCGAAAAGTTCCGTAAGGCCCCATACAAGGGCGTCTACGCGGTCAGGAGAACCGGTTGAAGAGTTTCGGATTTGATCAACAGAAAAGGTGCACATTTGGTCTTCTAGAATGTCGAAATAACCAACGTGATGAATACGGCCTTGCTCGTAAAGAGCGGAAATAGGTTCTGCACGAACTATTTTACCACGAGTCGCGTGTACAAGCTTAACAGGAAGTGTTCGATCTTGTGCTTTAAGAACACTGGCCACCATTTCACCGCCTTGATTCTTTTCGGCAATGATTTTGTCAGCTTCCCACTTGCGATACATTCGAACGGCGGTTTTGGCCCAATCTTCAGGAGTCCCTTTACAAGAAGCATCTTCAAGTACGTAACCATGTGCGTAGCCTTCGCTGTCTCGGGCAAGACCCACAACCACGATTCCGTGCTCGTCAGCGCCTTCTTCGGAGGAAGTTGCTGGGTCGACCGCAACAAAGACCCTTTCAAGGTCTTCCGGAACGCTTTTTACGCGAGCTGCATCGATCATTTCTCGCGTCCACAAAGCACCCGGGATATCTTCGAGGATTTCCCCGTCAAGCTCTTGGCGGCCCAATCGTGTCCCCGCGTAGCGCTCGTAAAGCTGCTTTATAGTGGATTTCGGAAGATTGGCCGCATTATCAATCGTAGCCCCGCGGGTAACTACGGTATCAGGGTCATTTATAAGGCGTTTAATGAGCGGAAGGGGACGAGGGGTCGTGGTCACCAAGCAACGGGGATGCTCCCCTAAACGAAGGCCAAACTGAAGTTGGTCCCATACTTCTTGCATGTACTCGAACTTTGCCAACTCATCCACCCAAGCGAAGTGATGTTGGGGTCCGCGAAGTTGGTCGGGCGTCGTCCCGTTGTAGGTGAAGGCCCGAGAACCATTGGGCCAAGTTATGCACCTATTTGTTGGTGACCACGATTCCTCTGTCAGCGTAGGGTCACAGGCCAATATGCCCGATTCTCCTTTAACCATAACATCTCGAGCGTCAGCAGCGGTTTCAGCAACAAGAGCGATTCGGCATCCGGGATATTCATGGGCCATTTTGCGGACCCATTCTGCCCCCATACGGGTCTTTCCAAATCCGCGGCCGGCAAGAACCAACCAAGTGTTCCAATTTCCCGGAGGAGGGAGTTGATTAGGGCGGGCCCAGAATTCCCAGTCGTAGTTAAGCCTTTCAATCTCCTCGGGGCTGAGGGAGGCTAACCACTGTTCCCGTTCTTGTTCGCTCAGCGAGGCGAGCAAGCTTGCTTTTGAAATCTGCAACATTCCGTTCAATTTCTTTCTGCCTTGCGATGGAAATTGCTGAACCCTCGGGCCCACTGATTTCTTGACGATCAACAAACATCCCAAGGTGGCGGGCAAGAAGCTCTGCTCCGCGGAGAACGGCTGTTTCGTTGCCTTTTGCTTCTGCCCTTTCAATGCTTTTAACGATCTTGTCAAGGACGTAGAAGGCGTCAACCTTCATCTTTTCCGTACGGTCTTTGGTCAAATAATCAAGGGCAATCTTAATGGCGGGTTTGTTTTTTAGTTCATTTCCAATTTTGTGGGCGTTGCCATTATTTCCGTAGCCTGCCCGAATAGCTGCCCGAGTGGCGTTAAAGTCCTTGATGTATTCGTAGCAAAAAGCTCGTTGCTTCTCGGTGATAAGCTCTAAGATTTTTTCACCGTCTTTTTCAGCAATTGCTTGTTGTAGTCTCCAAGAAGGGCGGCCTGCCACGGTATTATTTTCCCTTTTTTGCCATGAGAGTGTGAGAACGATTTTTGCTCCTACTTTGGACTTGCAAATTATCCATGGAGTTGTCTTTTGGATTATTATTTTTGTGAGCTACATCTTTGCCATCGCCCTTACGAACTTTGCCAGCAGCTTCCATTTTAGCCCTAGCGGCGTTACGAGACGCCCTACGCTCAATTTGTTCGGGCTTGCTGTTGTATCGTCTTTGGGCGGCAGCTCGGCCTCCTTTGTAGGGCATTGGCATAGTAGATATTTTTCTCCCCTTTCATTTTACACTACGTATTATACCACAAAACGAGGTGTTTGTCAAGAAAAAAATGAAGGATTGCGACTTTTTTTCTTTGTTTTGTATTTTTTTCTTGACAAAATCGGAAAAATATGGTATAATATCCTTGTAAGAGGGGAGGGTAAGAGGGAGTACCCCTAGAGTTTATGAAGGAAGTTTGATTCGAAAATTATGGTAACCATGGGGGCAGCTGGGTAACTAGCCAGAGGATAGGAAAGAGAACTAGCTTGAGGGGTGCTCCCCTGAGGGCTCGTTGGGCATGCCCAGAGACCTTCGGGAGCCCTTTTTATTTGTGCCAATAGCCATTGCCATAATTACTGGATACCATTTTTTTATTTTTTTATCTAAACCGTGAGATTGACAGTCCCCGCCCTAAGCCCTCGCCCGCTCCATGCCCCCCCGCCTACAATTATTTCGAATAGGGCCTATAAAATTGTCCATAGCCCCAAGATTTACTTGGCCAATACATAACCCCTTGAAACAATACTCAAAAGTATTATCTTGCCCAAAGTAATTTCCTAATCGCCTTAGGGCGAATAGTGTAAGGGTTGAGGTATAGGGCCCGCCTAGGAAAGTAGTCGAACACAATTGGGCAATGTTTTCGAGTAATCTTGAGCGATAAGGGGAAAGTAAAAAGCCCCTTGACACACTACTTGCCCTATGTTATGGGCGAGGTTGGCCTAGGATACGCGCGCCTAGGCTACCGTCCATATAGGCAGGTAGCGCGACTGCCAGTTTGTCCCATATGGGACAATTTTTGGAGATGCTGCTATGGCTACTAAGCCCATTGTGTCCACCTTGCCCGAACCGGGTATTGTGTCTGAGCCTAGCGTTATGCCTGAGCCCGTTGCCGCCGATACGGTTGAAAATAGCAAGGGCGAGAAGTTTCGCCTTAGCGATAGCGCCAAGGCGCGCCTTGCTATCAAGAACAGGCTTGCTGAGGAAGCCGCGGCCTTGAAAGAGGCTGAGGATAATCAGCGTGAAACTGTTGGAAGCCTGACAAACACTTTTATGCGGAATAGCGCCATTGCGATTATCAATGGCGTGCTGACAAAAGAGGAATTGTCAGACATTCTTGGCAAGGCTTACGGCTTCAAGGTTACGCCGAACAACAAGCAATCCCGCACCCCTGACGGGACGGGCAATTCTCACCGCAAGCGGATTATCTTGCTGGCAGAAGCTGGCAAGGTTGCCGCAAGCCTTGAAGCGGGATTGCCTATCAAAGAAGAGGACAAGCCGCGGGCATTGCAAGGGCTTGATAATGAAGCGATTGCCGAAATTGCCAAGCGTTGCCTTGAACAGGGAAGCTTGTCACCTTCCATGGCATATAAGGCTTTAGGGGAACTCAAGCCGCGCGAAACTAAGCCTGTTTGGCAAAATACTGCCAAGCTTGGCGAGATTATCGCGGCGCTTAGCAATCCAGATAGCGTAAAGGTTATCTTGGATAATGAAGCCTTGCGGGAAGCCTTCGCACATATTCGCGATTTGGCAATCCTTGCTGACCTTGGCGATTGCCGCGCAATGGGCGCCTAATAAGCCAAGCCGCAAGGGATAAGGTAAGGTAAGGCGGGATGCAAAACCGCCTTGCC